GGAGGCGGCCATCGGCTCCAACTCGGATCAGGCGGTTGTCCAGGAGCTCGGCAGTGCGCAGGCGCCACCGCATCCGTTTCTGGGTGCGGTGGCGCTCGAGCGTGCCGACGATGTGCAAAAGAGCGTGGGTGACGCAGTGACGGCGGTGCTGGCGGGCCGCCCCATTGCAACGACCCACTCGTGAGATCGGTGGCCTCAACAGACGAATAAGGATTCCCTATGAGCCTCGATGCTTACAAGATCGGGATACAGATTGCGCTAGTGGATAACGTTTCGCGCGGGTTGATGACCCTGGCGGGACACTTCAATCGCCTCAATCTGGACGCGGACGCGCTGAAAGCGCGGCTCGACAAGATCGGCAAGATGATTGACGCCGGAGGCGTGCTCTCTGGTGCGGGCGCCAAGGGCTTCAAGATGCTTGAAGGTCCGTTGGATGCGGCCAAACAGTACCAGACCGAGCTTCAGCGTTTCAGCCAAGTCATGCCGGGTGACGCGATGGCATCCCAGGCTGACAAATTCGCCAAGAGCATGAATGTCATGGGGCAATCGTCCCTCGACAACTTGAAGCTCTTGCGTGAGACCACGGCGGTGCTTGGTAGCTTTGACCAAGCAAAGCTGGTGATGCCGCAGCTTGCGCAGGCGAAGTCCGGCGTGATGGCGGTCATGAGTGCCGAAGCTGGCGGCAAGTTTGAAGAGAGCGCGCTGTCCGCACTGAAGACCCAGCAGTTGCGTGGCGCCATAACGAACCCGAATACCGGGTTGATCGCCCCGCAGAGGGTGACGGATGTGCTGGACTCGATGCGTCAGACCTACGTCGCTACGAATGGAACGGCGACGTCGGACGACTACATCAAGTCGATCGCATCGCCTAGAACCGCGGCGAGCGCGTCCGGCGCGGGAAAGCCGAGCATGCAGGCCTTGGAATTTGAGTATCAAGCGAAGCTTGCCAACCTTCAGTTGACGCTGGGTGAGCACATCCTTCCGGTGGCGATTGCCGGCTTGGAGAAGCTCAATGCATTGCTTCAGAGCGTGACGCAGTTTGCGAAAGAGCATCCGACTTTGACCAAAGTCTTTCTGGGGTTGGCAGGCTTGCTTTCCGGCATGGCGGTGGTGGCGGGNGTTGCTCTGCAATTTGGCGCGGCAATCAGCGCGTTAAGGGTGATCTTCCCAGCGACTATGTCCGTGATGGGCATGGTGATGAATACGATGGGTACCGTCATCAGTGCAGCACTTAGTGCGGCGCTCCGTGCGGCGCTTAGCGCTGCAATGACTGCGGTAGTGGGCGTGATCGGCGTAATGACGTTACCGGTGACGCTGGCGCTTGCTGCCATCGCCGGCCTCGCGTTCGTGGTCTACAAAAACTGGGACGAGATCAAACCAAGATTGCTCGGCGCTTTCGAGCTATTGAAGGACGGAGCCAAGTGGCTCTGGACGCATCTTCTCTCGCTCTTCGAGAGGGTCAAAACTGTCGCTGCGGGAATCTGGGAGTACGTGCAGCCAGTTCTAGACAGGATCAAATCCGTCGTTGCGATGCTCTGGGAGCATGTGGCGCCGATCTTCGACAAGATCAAAGCTGGAGTGCAAGAGGCGTGGGATTCCATGAGCCGAATCGCAGCGATTCCACTCACCCTCGTCCAGACGTTCATACAGTACGTTGTCGACGCGGTTCGCTCCTTCGCGCAACGATTCAATCTTGGGGGCGTTGTTGATCAGATCGACAATAAGCTTAAGGGTGCCTACACAGACTCCGTCGCTCGTGATCATGCTGCCTCCTATTCAAACGAGGGCCACAACCGCAATCCGGTCGGTAGCGCTGTCAAGGTCCCAGATGCGAAGCCTGTTGTTCTAAAAGGGGATGTGACCATGGACGGACGCTCAGTCGGGCAGGTGGTCTGGAAACAGATGGATGTTCAACTGGCACGTCCTCTTGCAGGGTCCAGCGATTTCAACAACGGCATGCATGTGTCGCCGTCGGGATATAACTATGTCTGACTTCGCTCTCAAGCTTGACAGCTTCCAGTTCAAGGATTTGGAGGTGCCTGAAACGATCCCGTTTGGCGGGACGCAGAAGCTCGCCATGCATGACTTGGTGGGTGGTACGCGCGTAGTCGACTCGATGGGCGCTTTCGGCAGACCCGTTGAATGGTCCGGCTGGCTGCTGGGTGAAGACGCGTTGGCGCGTGCTCGCCAACTCGACGATCTGCGCATCGGTGGCCGGAAGTTGCTGTTGCAGTGGTCCGAGTTGTACTACTGGGTTGTTGTGCGCGAGTTCAATGCGGATTTCCAGCGCTTCTACAAGATCCCGTACAAGATTGCATGCGAGGTTGTGAGTGCGGCACCCAAACCACAGAACGATGACCAAAGTATCGATAGCCAGATCAAGGCCGACGCCGCCACCGCATCCGACTTGGTCAGTTCCATCGGCGACAGCACGCTCACCAGCTTGATGGGCTCGGTCAACTCGGCGATTGACAGCGTGGCAAGCTTTGCCAATGCGGCACAGTCGACGCTCAGCAACGTGGTGCAGCAGATCACAGCGGTTCGGGATCGTGTGCAGAAGCTGGTGGCCTCCACCAACAGCGATCTGATGAAGGTGGCAACGCTGGGCGGCATCTTGCCGAACAACCCGGTCGCGCAGCAGGTGACGAAGCTCAACAACCAGATCAACTCGGCGTTGAGTCTGCCGGTTCTGGTGCAGCTTGATCGGCTCGCGGGCCGCATGCAGACGAATATCGCGTCCGTTTACAAGAGTGCCAAGCATGTGGTCGTAGCGGGTGGCGATCTGATGAAGATGGCGGCCAAGGAGTACGACGACGCAATGGCTTGGACAGCGTTGGTCAAGGCCAATCCAGAGCTTGCGTGGGACCCGTTGGTGCAAGGCATCAAGACGCTGATCGTTCCGCCAAACAAGGACAACGCCGGCGGTTTGCCGAACAAGTAATTCGCTCCACCGTCTTTATCAATCCTACAGCCCCGCATTGCGGGGCTTTTATATATGAGCCTGAACACGCTACCTGTAGTACCCGAGGTGCGCCAGCCGTGCACTGTCGTGAAGGTGGGTGGGGAACGCGCACCCGCCTGTGTGAGTTGGTCGATCCAGAGCAACTCGTACGAGCAGGCGGATACGTTCCAGGTCACCTTCGCGGCCAGTGCCTTGCCGCCTGATCGCGACGCGAACTGGTTCTCCAGTCAGCTGGACTTGCTGGTGGAGATCTTCGCCGGCTTTCCAAAGAACCCGCTTCAGTACGACGAAAGCAACCTGCAAAGCCGGATCTACGGCCGCGTGGATAGCGTCGAGTTTGATCCAGTGTCAGCCCAGCTCACACTGAGCGGCCGAGACCTGACTGCATTGTTCATTGATGAGCAGGTGACATTGCTATTTCAGAACATGACGGCATCGAAGGTTGCTGCAGCACTGGCAACGGCACATGGTTTGCAAACCGTCGGCCCGGAAACGAAGCGACTGATCGGCAAGCAGTACGCGCATGACAACGTGAGCCTCACGACGCAACGCACGGAGTGGGACTTGCTTGCAGCGTTGGCACGTGAAGAGGGATTCGTCTGTTCCGTGAGTGGCAAGACGCTGTACTTCGGTCCGCGACTACAGGGCCCCGTGCTGCCTTACGAGTTGCGTTGGGGGCGCGATGAGAGGGGCAATCCTGCCGCCAATGTGTCAAGCCTGCAGTTGTCACGTGACCTGACCGTGGCGAAGGGCGTAACGGTCGAGGCGAAATCCTGGCACGCGAAGCAAGGGAAATCGTTCGTGGCCCGCTACAGCAACGCACCGGACGGTGGCAAAGGGAAAAAGCCGACGCACACGGTCCAACGCAATGGTCTGGACCAGGCCGGCGTGCAGCGGCTGGCCAAGCAAAAGCACGACGAGGTTGCACAGCACGAGATGAAGCTGCGTGCCCGCCTGCCTGCGGACGAGCTCCTTTCGCCCACCGACATCATCCGCCTGACCGGCACCGGCACGAACTTCGACCAGGACTACCTGATCGACAGCATCACGCGCAGCATGAGCTTGGGCGAGGGTTACGTGATGGACGTTTCCGCCAAGAACATCAACAAGGACACGAGCCAATGATTCAACAACTACGCAATCAGATGGTGCTCGCCGCGATGATGGCGCAGTCGAACCGCGCGGAGAACCGCATGGGCATCGTCACCAGCTACGACGCGGGTACGGCCTCGGCGCGCGTACGCCTTCAACCTGAAGATCCTACCGACCCAGCGCGCTCGCTGACCGGCTGGATGCCTGTTGCCTCTGCCTGGGTCGGCAATGGCTGGGGCATCGATGCGCCGGTCAGTCCGGGCGATCAGGTGGCGGTGCAGTTTCTGGGCGGCGACATCGAGAACGGCTACATCTGCGCGCGCCTGTTCAGTGACCAGGCGCGGCCGACCGGTGCGCAGTCAGGCGAGTTCTTCCTCTCGCATGCATCGGGCTCGAAGCTGC